CCGGTGGCGCCCACCGTGGCGCATGCACCGAATGTGGAGCGACGGGATAGGCGTGGCGTCTTCTTTGTTCCCGACTTCGCAGCCTCTGTTGTGATCGAGGTACGTGCGCGTGTGGGACAGCTCCCCGCGGACGTGCCCGGCAACAAGCTCATCGTGGAGCGTGAGGCATTACGCCTCATGCGCAAATACAAGGTTAGGGAGGTCGACAGCGTGGCCCACTTACCTAGCATCATCCGCACCTACTTCAATGAAGATATTCACTACAGAGTTAGCACCTCAGTGAGTAGGATGACTAGGTTCCAGCGGTGGTTGATGGGGGAAGCGCGTCCCCCACCAACCTTTACGCCGCTGGCGTAGGGTCGCCCAGTGCGGCTCATCGGACACGACACAAAAATGGTAGGAAGGGATATCAGCATGTGTCGTGGGGTGCTCCGATTGAGACCAAACGGGCAATACGCCAAGCCGCGCACGTTTGTTGTCGTGCGCGACATTGGACCAACACACAACCTCGGTGTGTTCAACAACAACATCAACACGGTAGGGAGGGCTTTCGAGGAAAGATACTTCTTGTGCAAGACACAGGATGGATTTGAACCCGCCCTACGCGTGAGGCCTCATGTTTACTCGAACAACGAGTGGCTTGCAGAGTTTCGTAATGAAGTAGTCAAATCATGTATCCGGGCCCCAGTGGTACCCCTGCGACGAGTGGTCGAGGCGTACACTGGCACCAAAAGGATCGTGTATGAGAAGGCCTACACGTCACTACAGAAGCAAGCACTCGAACAGAAAGACGCTGGTCTGACGTCGTTCAGTAAGCATGAAAAGCAAGATCTGGGAAAGGCCCCCAGAGCAATCAATCCCCGTAGTCCCCGCTACAATTTGGTCCTAGGCAAATACCTGAAATTTCTCGAAAAGAAGGTCTACCATGGGATCAACAGAGCGTTTGGAAGGCACACGCCTCATACGGTCATCAAAGGACTGAACGTAGTAGATTCAGGAGATGTCATGCGCCAGAAATGGCGCCGTTTCGCGAACCCCGTGGCAGTGGGGCTTGATGCGACGAAATTTGACATGCACACATCAGTGCCCGCGCTCCGTTTCGAACACTCGGTCTACCGGCAAATATTTCCCTACTCAACAGAACTGCGCAAATTGTTGAGGTGGCAGGAACGCAACAAGGGAGTTGCGTACTGCGATGACGGGACGGTTGAATTCAGCATGGAGGGCACACGCTCCTCCGGGGATCTCAACACGTCTCTAGGGAACTGCATCATCATGTGCGGCTTGTTATACGCTTACCTTAAGCACCGATACATCCAGAAGGCGGAACTAGCTAACAACGGCGACGACTGCGTAGTGATCATGGAGGCAGCCGATCTGCCTTTCTTCCTACGCGGCGCTGAAGAATGGTTCGCCACGTATGGATACCGGATGGTACTGGAAGCGCCGGTCTACGAGTTGG